AAAAGACCTGAATACCCCCTTTTGCAAGGAAACTGCGGTGCTCCGGGCCAAAGACGGGGCGCCGCTTTTTATTGCGCCGCCTGTTTCGCCAATTCGCCGGTGTAATGGCGTTTAGCGGTCAGTGCCCTTTAAGACATGCATCCAGCAGATGGTTCATGATCTCGACCGTGTGACGGGCGCGCGCGTCAACGAACCAGAACAGCAGTCCCAGCACGACCCCGTTGAGCACGAGCAGAGCCAGGAACTGCGACGGCAGCGAATGGGCGAGGCGGGTGACGGAGGAGACAATGGTGGTGTGGCCATTGCCGTTCGCCGGTCCCGCCCCGCTCACGGCTTACTTCGGCTCGGGGTGTGACGGCAGGCCCTGATCCGGCTTCAGGGTCGGATCGACGGTGATGTATTTCCAGCCCAACCGTGGGCTGTAGGCGACCATCCAGAATACCTTCTGACCAGGAAGGCCCTGGTCGGGGTGCCCGGGCTGGCTGGGAAGGCCCTGATCGGGGCGCGGCTGCTGGCCGGGAAGGCCCTGGTCGGGGTGTGGCTGGCTACCCGGCAGGCCCTGCGAGGGATGCCCTGGCGCGCCGCCCGGGAGGCCCTGGTCGGGGCGGTCGGGGTAGACCGGCGGCCAGATCACGCCCGGTGGCGTGCCCGGTGGCGCCGGCTCGATCGGGTGCGAGATCGACGGCGGCGGCCACACGCCGGCGGGTGGCGCGGGCAGGCCCTGGTCGGGGCGTCCACCCTGGCCGGGAAGGCCCTGGTCGGGGTGCCCGCCGTGGCCGGGCAGGCCCTGGTCGGGGCGTCCGCCCTGGCCGGGCAGGCCCTGGTCGGGGCGGCCACCGCCGAAAGCCGGCGGCAGACCCTGATCCGGGTGGCCGGGGCGGCCACCAGGCAGACCCTGGTCCGGGTGGTTTCCTTCACGCACATCCAACCAGCCTGATACGAACGGCATTTCGTTTCTCCCGGGAAAAAGACCGCCCTTCCTGGCACGTTCGCCGCGCCGTGTCGCGATCCCCCTTGCCAAACGCCGGCGAATATATCGTTATTGTCACTGTCGCCCGACGGAGTCGCAGGACCAACCTGATGGGCGGGGCGTGCCGTCGCTGAAGATCCGTCCGACCCCCGGGAGTGCTGGACACCAACCCGGGACCGCTCTGGCCGATCCATCGCGAAACCCACGATCAGGTTTCAACCGCGTGTGACGACGCCCCGGGTGGCGTTCGCCCGCGCTTGCGATGGAGTAACGAGCGATGGCGTTGGGCGCACAGGGCGCTGCCCCAGGTAATACCTACATCGAGACCGCCGCGATCGGTGTAAAGGAAGATTTGAGCGACGTTATTTACAGAATAGACCCAGACGAATGCCCGCTTGTTAGTGCCCTTTCCAGAGTATCGGCGAACCAAGTACTTACTGAATGGCTCGTCCAGACTTTGAACGCGGCCGCCGACAACGCCCAGCCCGAGGGATTTACCGCGTCCATGCAGGCTGTCATCAAGCCTGTCAGGCTTAATAACGTCTGCCAGATCATGGCGCGCACGGTTGGCGTGTCCAATACGCTCCGCAGCGTGGACATGGCCGGCGGCGAGGACGAGTACAATCGCCAACTCGTGCTGCGCGGCATGGAGATCAAACGTGATCTGGAGCTGGCGATTACATCCCCGTTGATCCGCACCATCACCGACCCGCGTCATATGTCCGGTCTGCCGGCCTACTGCGCCAATGGCAGCCGCGGCGCCGGGGCCGGGGTCATGCCGGTGGGTGACGGTTCCAACGCCGGCACGGCGGGGACGCTGCGCGACCTGACCCTGGCGATGGTGGACAGCGCCACGCAGCAGGCGTGGCAGGCCGGCGGCAAGCCGTCCCTCGGCATCATGTCGGGCAACGTGAAAGCGTATTTCGCCACGCTCAGCCAGGGCGGCACCGGCAACGCGGTCGTGGCCCAGAATATCCAGAATGTCACGAGTGCTGAAAGCGTGACGATCATGGGGGCGGTGGACGTTTACCGGACGAATTTCGGCACCATCCAACTGGCTCCCGATCGGTTCTGCCCGGCGCACCAGATCCTGTTGGTCAGCACCGACTACGTCGAGTTGGCGCCGCTGCCGGGTCGCGACATCGTTGAGCAAGAGTACGCGAAAACCGGCGACAACACGCAAGGCGGCGTGGTGTTTGAAGGCACCTTGCGACCAACGGCGCCGCTTGCCCATGCATGCATTTTTGACCTAAATCAATAGGTTATGTCGTGGGCGATCTTCTCTACGACCGGCTCGATCCGGTAACAGGCAGGTATACCGAGGTCGAGACCGACCACGAGGCCGGGCTGGTGTTCACTCACTCCCAGGACACCCGCCCGATCGTGGAATCGGCCAAGGCCATCGCCTCGCACTTCGATCCGCTGGTGCGGCGCGACACGGTGCATGTGGCCCGTATTCCACTTGTCGTCTGGCGCCGGCTTCAGCAACTCGGGATCACCAAGGACGAGCGGCTGATGAACCAGTGGCTGAACGATCGCGACAACCGCGTTTTCCGCACGGACGACGCCAGTACGCTTTAGGAGGACCATTCCATGGCACTCAGCACGACTGATCGACCCGTCCCGACGCCGGACATGACGCCGACGGCCGGCGTGATGACACTGGAGACGATGCCACCCGGCAGCACGGCGGGCGTCGGCACGGTGCCCCTGGCGGGCATCGGCATGCTGCCCGGCACCGAGGCCGGCATGACGGCGATCAAACCGCTCGGCCCGCTGCGGCCGATCCTTTATGACGACATCGACCCGATCCTGCTGGCGCGGCTTTACCCCGGCGCGAGCGACCCGCGCGCGGCGGCGATGGAGGCCGCCGAGGCGCGCATCGTCGCCGGCGAAGCGGTCGAGGCGTCGCAATACGAGCCGATCTTCTATGAGGGCGACGGCCTGTCGGCCGAGGAGCGCGACGAACGCCGCCAGCGCGCCCGCCCGCCCCAGGCGGCGCGGCCGGGGGAGAACAACCCGCCGGTGGTCACCGGGCCACGGGCGCCGGGGCCGGGCATCCACACGCCGCCACAGCAGCCCCAGCCCGGGCAGCAGCCCGCCTACCCGCCCTCGCGGCAGCCGTCGTCGGATCCGTTCGCGACAAGGTAAGTGGCGAGCTATCAGCAACTGACTGATGATGTCGTCGGCTGGTTGAACCGTCGCGACATCATCAGCCGCATCCCAGGCTGGGTCTCGATGGTCGAGACCGAGATCGCGGAAACGTTGCGCGCGCGGTGCATGGTCACGTCCGGCACGCAGCCGATCGACGCGGCCTACATCACGCTGCCGCCCGACTTCGCGCAGATGGAATCGATCCGCGATGCCACCACCGGCGAGTTGTTTGAGCTGAAGGATGAATGGTCCGGTTCGTGGTCGTCAGGCACCAGCGACGCGTGGCGCGACGGCGCGCTGGTGGCTACCGTGCAAGCTTCTACACAATATCGTTTGGTGCATGACTGTATCGAGTTTCTGCCGCATCCGATCATACCGGACCCGCCCGACCCCGCGTGGCGGCCGCAACAGGTCCTGATGGGTTGGTATGCGAAGCCAAAACCTCTGCTGCTGCCGTCCGACACCAACCCGGTGCTGGACCAGCTCTACGCGGTCTATCTGTTCGGCGTGTGCAAGTATGGCGCGATGTTTGAGCTGGACGACGATCGCGCGCAGCAGATGGACGCGGCGTGGCAGCAGACGGTGACCCGGGCGAACCTTTGGAAACAGCAGGCCGATTATGGTGGCGCGCCGTTAAGGTCTGAACTGGTGCGGATGGGATGACCGTCGTCGTTCACCGCGTGACCAAACAGGCGGCGCGCTACACGCCGGCCGGCGGCGTCGAGAAATGCGCTTTATGCCGTTTCTTCGCCCCACAGGGCTGGTGCGGCAAGGTGGTCGGGCCGGTCTCGGCGCGAGGTTGGTGCAAGTACTACTCGCGCGAGGCGGTGCAACGGTGGTCGAACCCAGGCTACGCCGGGTCGGGCGGCGGACTGCCAGCGGGGGCGACGCTCAACCTCAATTTCATGACCGGAGCGCTCGATCCGCTGCTGACGTTCACTCGCGCCAGCACGGGCACGTATTTCGACAGCGGCGGGGTGATGCGGACGGCGGCGATCAACGCGCCGCGCTGGGACTACGATCCGGTGTCGTTGCAATTGCGTGGGTTGTTGCTGGAGGATCAGCGGACCAACGGCATTCGTAACAGCACGGTGCAAGGCGCTGTACCGGGAACACCGGGAACGATGCCCACGAACTGGAGTTGGGGGTTCGGCGTCACCACGTTGTCGCAACAGATTGTCGGTATGGGAACCGAGGGCGGCATCGCTTACGCCGACTTTCGCGTGTTCGGCACCGTCGCCGGCAACGCCACCATCGTGCTTGTTCCTGAAGCGAACAATGTGATTGCCGGCACGAATGGCCAGGCGTTCACGACATCGCTTTATTGGCGCCTTGTCGGCGGTTCCTTCAACGGTGTCACACTGATCCAGTCTGTAATTCGCGAATTGACATCGGGCGGCGCGCTGGTGAAGGATAATCTACTCGCGTTCGCTACACCGGCCGCCGGATCTTTGGCGAGCCAGCGTACGCAAGCATCGATAGCGTTGAACGGTGGCGGCACGACCGCGTTCGCGCAACCGCGTTACAACTTCACCGTCAGCAATGGTGCCGCCATTGATTTCACCCTGCGTATCGGCGGAACGCAGCTTGAGCAAGGCGACTTCGCGACATCGTTCATTCCCACGACAGCCGCCGCCGTCACGCGCTCCATCGACAGTTGCCTGATACCACCAGCCAATATGTCACCGTGGTTCGCGCCACCGGGTGGTAGTTGGTTCGCTGAGTTCGACTATCTGGATAGCACGCCAGTGAACTCGCGTATCATTTCTCGCGTCGGCGCTGGCGGTGTGTCGAGTTTATTCCTGAATACCAGCAATGGTGTCGCTCAATATGATGCTGTTGGGCTGGCCACCGCGAATGCAGTGTCAGCCAATACCGTTAGCAAAGCCTGTTCCACCTGGGCAGTTGGTGAGGCCAAGATTTGCGCGAACGGTGGGGCGATTGCTAAATCCGCAACGTTGGTCACGGGATATGGTGCCTTTGCAACCACGGGCGTTCCGTTCCTCACACCGGCTGGACCAGTTAACAGCGACAACACCAGCGGCCACCTCCGCCACGTGCAATACTACCCGCGTGTGCTGGCCGACGCTGAGATGCAGTCGCTTACCACGATCACGGACCCAAGTCTGTTCCTCAACTTCATGAACCCCAACACACTCGATCCGCGCATCGCGTTCACGCGCGCCAGCACCGCGACATACACCGATGTGAACGGTGTGTTGCAGACCGTGAATAACGACACGCCACGATGGGACTACGATCCGGTCACGCTTGCGTTGCGTGGTTTGCTGTTGGAGGAAGCGCGGACGAACCTAATATTTCCGAGTGGTGATGTTGGCGATCCATTGTGGCTGAAATCCGGCGTTGTTGTTACCGCGCCTGTCGTGACATCGAACCAGACAACCGCACCTGATGGAACCACGACAGCGGCACGTGTTGTGTATCCCGCTGTTACGGGCGCGGGTGCGTTGAGTTTCTTTAACAAGTCCACGGTCGTAACGGCAGCCGTTTATACATTCAGCGTCTGGCTAA